GCTACCACGCTTTCGCGTTAACTACCCTTCTTTGAAAGGGCTCTTCTTTTCTCTCTTGGAGTAGGTGTCGGGGCGCCGCAGATTGCAGCGCCTAAATCCGATCATGACCTAGAAGGCTAGGCTTGATACTGGTTTTCCATGTGCGATAAGCGATATTAGTTACGACTAATTGATTTTGTCGCCGCGGAGTTGCCCCCGCCACTCATCAGTTTCCTTAACCCGCTGAAACCACTCATACTGGTCCGCTATTATAACTGCGGCAGCATCCACTCATTCACCTTGCCATTTGCTCAACACACTTCCATAACCTAGGATACCAAGATGGTCGCCTCAACTCTTCCGAGTGGGGGTGGGGGGGCCGCTATCGCAGCCCCATATTCCCATCATACCCGCTTTCCGAAGCGTAGGCATCGAGACCTAGTTGTAGGTTGAATATGGTTGTGTGTCCGGATTCTTGCGTTCCCGGTAGAGGCTCGAAGCCCCGGACCCCCTGGAGGGTTCCGAATCCTAAACGCATGACATACTGAAAAAGGGATCTTACCGACTGACCGATACGGACATTCGAATGACATCTCAACGGGATCCAGACCACTGATCCCAACTAATATAACTCATCTCCCAGTTGTGGCAGCCTCTGCGCAACTCACTAAGCGTAACCACAGTTGACCTGTGGAAGGGAGCAGGGTGAAAGAAGTGCGGGGGGTCCGAAGTAGGTACGGAAGTTGCGTGATCCGCGTACGAAACGAGTCCTAACCAAGTCTACACTCACCTGTAAACAAGGATGATCGTCGATCCACAGCGATCGACGGGCTTTGTTGGTGACAAAGGCCCGGTCTTCGTACATCATGAAATGATCGTAAACTGGCCTGGGCCAGACAAACGACCATAACTTCGGTCCCCTCCTGAGGACGCGGAAGGAAGGAGGTTGATAGGAAGGCGTCTGAGAGGATCGTTCTCGGAAGGCAGCATAGTCGATGGAGACCTTTTCAGGTTTAACGGGAACACCCGTCCATCTCGAGACCATGTCACCAGCCACGTCCTTCGCCAAAGTGTCAAAAACACCGTATAGGGAGGCCTTCGGAGGCGGCCCTATGACCATTTCGACACTACGACGTACGCCTTTCTTTACTGTGGGGGCCGCACCATCCGTCAAGGCACGGCGAAACCAGGATTTCTTCGAAAGGATTGAGTATTCTCTTCTAGATAGAGTCGACAAGTCTATCTGCCTAGCAGATATCTCGAAGCGCATTAAACAATTCACGACGAGGCTTATTACCTCGCCGCGAAAAGTTCGCAGCCCATCGAGCACCTCTGTCAAGAGACACCCAGGTTCCCTTCGGTACGGTCTGAAGAATGATAGGACGGGTTTAGGGGCTAACTGGCCCCGACGGATGAAGAAACTCTGGGAGTTCAAATCCGCCGAAATGTTAGAGTAGCCGGTCTTCTCAACATTGACACAAAGACCAAAAGTCCCAGTCACCTCTTTCCAGAGGGAAAAGAACTTCTGATCACCTGCGAAGACGCAGTCGTCGCCGTTAAACCGGCCCACCCTATTGGCCCCGCAACCTCGGGAGATATCGCTGGCGATGTCAAAACATGCCTTGTTCAAGAGGCAAAGCAAGGGGAAACTTACGAGGTTTCCCATCATGCTGCCTCTCTTTATAGGGCGAATAATCCCTGTGTGAGGA